TTGGTCATAGGTTCTTGATATTCATCCTCAGTCCAACCATCAAAAATAGCCATACCTTGTTTCTCCTCTTTGTTAATCTGGTGAAAGTACTCGTCCAACGGTTGAGTGTTAAGTGTCATTGAAGTCTCCATCAATCGGGTGGTAAACAGCATACTCTGTCTCAAAGACTCCGTTAGGATACTCTTTAACCACCTTCGTCGTTGTAATCAGCCTACACCCAAGTCTAGGATGATCTACCACATACAGTTTAAGACAACCATCCATCCAATCAGGCTTGAACGGTGGAGGCTTATAGTGTACTACCAGTTTCGCCATCAGTTTGTTCCCCTGCCATGTATTTTTTACCTTCTTCGATACCATTCTTGATACCTGTCAGGATACCTAGACAAAGCAGTGCTTCCTTTTCCTTGTCGGTCATATCAAAGCTGAAGTCTGCACTACCGTCAGGGTTCTCACGAATCAATTTTACTTCCATTATGCTGTCCTCCATTCAGTTTCTGAATTCACTAAAAGGCTTTCGTACCCATCATATTCCTCAACAATGAACTGTGTACCTATAGGAAGCCATTTAACAACTAAGCCACCAGAACCTCCTAAATAAGCCTTAGGATATTTTTTAGTAGCTACTTCGTCAATTTCCTTATAGGTTTTACCATCTTCAACCATTTGAGCAATTTCAGGATCAAAGATCATGTCTGGATATTCGTCGTTCCAAGAGGACCAACCCGCACCGTAACCTTCAGAGATTAGGACAGCTACTTTACCGTTACGAATCAATTTTACTTCCATCGCTTACCTTTCTTCGTCGTTCTTTAATCCAGTGTACAGGAACTTCTTTGTCTGCATACTGGAACCCGTTCTTGATACACCAATCAGCGTATGTTGTTCTTGACGCCTTATTTAGTTTCTGTTTACTGTTAGAGAACACGAAACGAATATCTAAATGAGGATGTTGTCTCTTAATCAACAAATGCTTCTTACGATCAGCTACTAGGAACCTACCCTTTGTCTCGATGATGATACCATTCTCAAGCACGAAGTCAGGGGTGTACTGTCGTTCAGTAGCAGGCTGAAGGTATTTTATCTTCATCTCCTCGTACGTGAACTTAGCACCGTTATCAGTCAAGAACTTTGAAGTCTCTTCCTCTAACCCTGATCTGAATCCATGCTTTAGAGCCACTGCTCGTTTGGACATTACTTTTCTAGTTACCATTGGCCTGTCTTGTGAAACTGATGGAGAAAGACACCGAAGGCGTCAGTGAACTGTTCATCGTGAGTCATGTGACCCATTGTGAACATAATAGCGTGAACTAACTCATGGTAGAAGGTTTGTAGCGTTGTCTGCTCACTCATTCCGTTACGGATTGTAATGGTCTGAGAGTGACAATCACACTTGCCTAGCTCTGTGAGGTCGTCTGATCCGATGACTCGCCACTCGAATCCTCCGAGTTCAAAGTAACTGGGCACGGCGGATACCATGTCTGATTGGGTGTTCTTCTTAGCCATAAAAGTGATCCGTTCTCTGTGACTCGTTCAATATTACCATCATAAGCTTTAACACAAGCATCGTACATCTCCCGTTCAGTCTTACAATCAGCTAAGATCTTTGCAGCCTTAACTGGCCCTATGCCTTTCAAGCCAATGATGTTGTCAATACGATCCCCTGTGAGGATCTGAGAGTAAAAGTTCTTGAGTCCTTCAAACTCATCGATGTAATACTCTTCCTTCTTTACGAAGTTGTAATGCCAACCTTCAACTTGATCTAGGTCTTTGTCAATGGAGACAATCCAGCCTCCGTTAGTGCTTGCTTCGATAGCTACTGCATCATCAGCTTCTTGTCCTTCAACCAGTTCTGCACCAAGGCGCTGGAGATGGTTCCTGATAGCTTCGTAATGCACTGGCCTCTTAGCATCTTTACGATTCCCTTTGTATGGCTCAGTAACTGCAATATCATATCTAAAGTTACCTTTACCAGTGATGTACGCTTTGTAGTCATCACACTTGAGATCAAGGTAAACAATGTCATGGAGTAGTTCAGTTACACGAGCCAAGCAAAGAGCTTCATCGACATCCTCTGAGGCAAAACCAACACGATAACAAATGATGTCGGCGTCGATTAAGGCCACAGAGGGTCTAACGTCCTTAGAGGCTGTCTTCTGTCTCTGGGACATAGGTGACCACTTGCGTGACCATGAAGTTCTTCAACGATGGTGCTTTACCGTGCATCTTGCTCATCTTGTGTTCGTATGAGCTAACAACAGCAACAACCTTAGAGCCATTGCCCAAGTCCTCAACTGCAATCTCTTTCATGTCTTCACCGATAGGCTTGAAGGCATACTTAGACTTACAGACAATGTAGTTACCCATAGAGTCTTTGTTCTTGACCTTGATACCCAAAGCAGTCAACTTAGCTGCATCGTTGTCTGAGATGTTACCGATGGTACATTCGTACTTGTCGTTAGCCTCGTTGAACTTAGTGTTCAGGTTATTCATCCACTTAGTCCAGAACAACTCACCGTTGATTTTTGCTGGTTTCAAATCACTCATTTCAATTTCCTTCATTAGGTTGGTTGGTTTGTTGGGCTTGTGCTTGCCCTTCGATTTTCTGTACGAGTACGAAAGCGCCTGTCTTAGTTGGCAGCTCCCCTAGTACTTGTAACAAGAATTGTACTTCATTTGGTTCAAGATCCAGTTTCATTGCAAGTATTTCCCTTCATGTTTTGCAAGTCCGGTTGCTTCTTCCTCAATGTATTCTATGGCAGCAACCAATACCAAGTATACATCTAAAATATCCATTGTGTCTGTGTGGTGAATTATAAACGAATCATCACTAATGTTTAGCAAGATCTGTTGTTTTATTGCATCACTTTTCTTAATGACAGTCATACCAATTCTTCCCTATTTTATATTCTGCACCCACAGGACATCTAAACTTTAAGATCTCCCCTGATTCTTTCGCTGATTCTACCACAATCTTTCCAAGTTCTTCTGCGTAACTCGCTTCTGTTTCAAATTGTACTTCGTCGTGTACCCATGCAAGGAGCTTGTACGGAATCTTGGCCCTGTCGAGTTTCTTAGAAAAACACACAAGCCATTGTTTAGAGATAATGGCTCCAGCCGATTGTAGAAGAGTATTGAGCGCACTGTGTTCCGATCTGACTGACAGTTTACGCCCATCAAGACCCGGTAACCACCCTTTTTCAGCGTACTTAGCAACCTTGTTTTGAAGAACGGCGTAAGCAGGGATTGATTTTTGAAAGCGAGCAATAATGGCACGCCCTTTCGCTTCTGAAGCACCAATAATTGACCCGATCTTGGCAGGCGATGCCCCATAGAGACTGGCATAAAGTATTGTTTTTGCATCATTTCGTGAATCAACACCAAACGCTTGCTGGTTTCTTGTATGGACATCACCATAAACTACTTCCTTTATGTAATCTTCATCGTTTAAGTAATGGGCAAAGCACCGAAGTTCAATACCCGACAAATCAACACCAACCTGAACCATTCCTTCTTCCACAGTCCAGCATTGTCTACACTCCTTACCGTACGGGCTACCTGAGTTGGGTATTTGTGCCATGTTTGGTTTAGAGTGTGTAGCTCTACCTGTAACAGCACCGTTGGTGATGACTCTTCCGTGTACTCTACCATCCTTACCTACAGCGTCCATCCAAGACTCAACCTGTGCTACTCGTTTCTGTAGCATCAAGTATTCAGCGATGATCTTAGCTTCAGGGAAGTCTAAGGCTACAAGCACTGCTTCATCTACGATGGGTTGGCCTGTAGGTGTAAACTTCTTAGGTTTCCATCCTAACTCAATTAGCTTTTCCCCGATCTGCTGTCTGCTTGCTGGATTAAAGGTAATTGTCTCATCCTTGAGTCTTTTTCCTGTCTTCTCGGAATATCGTTCCTTGGTGACGGGAGGCCACTGCTCCTGCATCTGCTCATAGATTCCTGCCATCTTTCCTTTGAGGTCAGCAAGTAAGCAAGTTGCGTAGATTGTGTCAAGTTTGAATCCATTGCGTTCCTGTTTAGCTATGATGCTTGCTACTTGGTGTTCGAGGGTAACAGACTCTTGAGAAAATCCTTTAGATTCGAGATCACTACAAAGACGCACAAAAAGATCCCGTAGAACAGCAACATCACGTACGCAGTAATGCTCAAGCAAATTAGGGATAGGTTTATCAAAAGCTTCACCAGAGTATTCTTCAGGTCGACCAACCATCCAAGACCAAACTTTTCCATAATCAATCTTTTCCTTTCCTAGTTCGTTTCCCCATGCCTCTAGAGAGTGTCCTTTCTCCCTCGTCGGTTCTAGCAACCTTGACACTACGAGAGTATCGTAGCCCTGCTTCAAGCCAATCTTCGTCCCCCAAAGCTTGTTCAACAGATGAAAGTCGAATCCTATTCCGTTGTGGGCTACTATCAATGTAGCGTCCTTTAAGTAGTCCCATAGGCCGTTTGGAGCTTTCCATACTCTTACATCCTCTGTGTTATCAATGTCCTGAGTTACGCACAAATGGATCGTATCGTGTGCCAAGTTCGTCTCTATGTCGAGAGCAATTCTCATGTGTTTCTTTCAGTTTCTCATAAGAGTCTATCAGGTTTTGATACTTGTCTTGTAGTTCATAGAACTTAGTCTCTAAGTCCATGAGTCTACCAACTAAGCGTTCGTAGTTGTCAATCATACAGCACCTTTATGTTCTCTGTACCACTTAATAGCAGCAATCCACGCAGCAGATACAGCTGGTTGACCAAACCAAGGATCGTAAGGGACTCCGTACTCTTTAGCCCACTTGAGATAGGCTTCCTGAGTCTCTTTATCCCACATATCTTTTATGTCATACTCGTTAATCATACTTCCTCTTTCCAGATTTGTGCTTTGAGCCAATAGTCTATCAGTTTACCGAATAGTTTAGCTTTCTCTACATCACCTTCAATATAAGCTTTGCGTTCTTGCTCTTTCATTTCTGTCAAAGTCTTAGTCATTTAATCTTCTCCAAAGTTAATAACCACTCTTCAAACTTCTTGTCAATCTCTGAGGGTTTAGCTCTCTTGGTTCTCTTCTCTGGTGGCTTTGGCGGCTCTGGTGGCTTGTACCAAGGTGCGTTAGGTGCTAAGACTGTTTTATACATGATGTTACTTTAAATTCAAAAAGAGTCCAACTTGTGCAATAGAGTAACC